TCTAGCCTCTGCTGTAACAATGGCAATCGCTCTGGCGATGGACATAGCACCTGAGTACGCCATTCTAATTGGTTCATTAGTAGCACCACTGGCTAAATGGGCAGATAAGAGCGAGAAAGCCTACGGCTTAGGCTCCAAGGAGTAGCCTTTAAACGCCCCAGAAGGGGCATATAAGACAATTAGACCCCAGTCAGGTACATTAACCTACCGATTGGGGTTCTTTTTTTGTGCCGTAAAACTATTAGCCGTTGATTCCTACTAAAGGAATGGCTTTTATATTTAACTTCTTTCTTATTCTTAGTCTTCCTACTTTTGTAGTACCTGCCCAGTATCCATCTACTGCATGCTTCAATGCATAGTCAAGACATTGTGCTTTGACATTACATCTAGAGCAGATTTCTTTAAGCAACTGTGGCTCTAGATACTTTTTACTTCTTTTATCTATAGGAAACCACATCTCTGGGTCTGTCTCAGCACATGATGGCTGGTCGGTAAAGACTGGGTAGTCGTTCATTTATTGTAACTCCTTCTCATCGTCCCTTGCTCCACATATAGAGCAGGTTATTTGTCCATCTAAATCCTTTACAAAATCATGTTCATGTATCATTTATCCTCCCGTTGAGTAGTAACCTGAACCTTTAAAGTGTACAGGTGTTGCTAACCATACACGTTCCATTGTTAAACTACAAAACGAACATGGTATTGGTGCACTATTTTGTAACTCTATAGTTATGTTGCAAGTCACACATTTAAAATCGTAGTTAGGCACAGTCCATTCCTTCATCTATCTCTGTAGGTGCAGTTGCTATTGCACCACATGCTACGCATGTCTGTTCTAGCATATACATGCCTATAGTTCTATCTTCTTTATCCCATATTACTTTTATATTCCACATTTCAGAACCACATATGCATGTAAAGATTGGAGTACCTCTAAGGTCAAAGGTCATGTTGCTTCTGCTTGAGAGGTATCTTCATCAACGTAAGGCTTCCAACCCGATAGGTTTTTAATTAAAGATATGATTGCTCGTTCAACTTTCTTACGAGCACCATCAGGTGTGCTATCCATTTCGTTTGCTAGTGTTGCCCAGTCAGGCTGTTCTGTACTAAACCTTAACCGTAAAATGTTTTGCTTTGCTTCTGGTAACTTGTAATATGCCGATGCAATATCTGACCTAAGTACAAGCCAGTTCATACCATCACTTACTTCTGATGATTTAACTGTATCGCCTAGGTCTTTAATCTTAGATGGTATCTCATAAGACTCTGCAATTATGTTAGGGAGAAAGACTTCTACTACTGCTGGATTGTAGTAGTACAGGTCCGTTATATCATAACCCATTTTCTTAGCCTTCTCTCGCTCGCAGTATTTTAATGCTGCATTGCGTAGAGACTTAGCGATTAACTTATCCGTATCCTTTTGCTCTAACTCTGACCACTCTTTATACTTACGAGGGTGTCCTACAAACCAGACCCATAGTTCTTGCGCGATGTCTTCGCGCTCAACCATTGTATACTTACGGTTATATTCAGCAGCCAATGTGTTAACCATGTCATTGTATGTAGCAATATAATTCATCATGGAAGATTAATAACTCCGTTGATAATTGGTACTGCGTATGGTGTTACTTTGTTTTTATCTTCTATGAGAATACCTATACCCTGTTGCCAGTTGGCATTGCCCGATGTTAGATAGTGAGCCTGTTTTACATCCATCATATGCCCCACTTCAAGACCGAACAATGTATGTGTGTTGCCGTAGAAGCCACGGGTTTCATGCTGTAGTCCTAGTCTATGTGAGTGTCCACACACCACATTTTTTCCTAATGACTTAGCAAGATTTAATGCGGTAGCACCTGGGGCTCTGTTAAGTGAGCCTTCATCACCATGTGCCATTACCCAACCAGGTAATAGTTCGTGCATCTTATGTAAGTAAGTAATGTCTAACTTGTCATAACCTAATAGTGTTTCAATCTCTAATGATTTAAGAGATGAGAATGCAGGTGCATACTTACGTATGTATGTATCTATGCGGTCAGTATGATTACTGCGCTGTATATAAAACTTTTTATTCTTACCTAGTGCTGCACGATACGCAGCCATGATTTCATTTGTCTTGTCAATACCTTTTTGTAATGTGCCAGCATACTCACCGACCATTCCTTTATTCCAACGGCTTGGTTCTGGTGCGTCTAGTTCATCACCAACACACCATAGTTCATCAGGTTTGTAATATGTAATTAAATCTAACGTAGCATTAACAGCCCTATTGTCTTGATAGGGAATCTGTAGGTCGCTCAGTACGACTACACGTTTCACATTCAATCTCCGCTCGGATACCTGCCCACTGTCCACGTTGGACTAGCAATCCTATTATTGCATAGTTAGCCATGTCTATAAGCGTATCTTCGATTGATTCATAGTTCGGTGTGTCGCCCGTCTCAACTAGGTTGTTGAGCCGTGCAAGTTTGTCATACATACGTACACGTAGTCCGTTCATTGGACCACCAGGTGCGCCTGCAATATTCATAGGACCATAGTCCTCATGTTTCTTAAAGAGTGTCTGAAGTAGGCTGTTTACAATGGTTTCAGCGTCATCTTTATTTTTCATTTAGTATATCTCTTAGACCTTTGTCTACATTTTTCATGGCATCTTGGACTGCTAACTCTTCCCATATCTTATCAGCCTGCCCATCTTTAGATGCAACTAAGATTGCAGCCATTGCTATAATTAATTCTAATCCTTCATCAACATCCTCTTGGATAGTGAAGTATATATCTTTAAGTACTTGAATTATATCCATCATCCTAGTTTCTGAGACTGGGATTCCTACTGTAAAATCTAAGTGTTCTATGTGTTCCCAGAAACTACTGTCCAAGGGTAATACATTCTCTGATTCGCTCATTTATCCACTCGCTTCCTTGTTTAGTTATGACGCTGTTAACATCTTCTCCTTCAGGCATACTAATAATATTAACATTACCCAACTCTCTGCTTATCTTCTTACCAAACTCTAAGCCTGCTGCATCACCATCTGCTAACACAATAACAATATCAAAGTCATTAAGGATTTTATTATAGTGTGGCTTCCAATTGTTGGCACCAGGTATACCTACTGTTGGGTGTAATGTTTTAGTTGACATTATAATACAATCGAACTCACCTTCGGTGACACATATATATTTGTTAGCAACAAAGCAAGCCTGTGTATTAAACATAGTTGTCTTGCTACCTATTAGTCCTAAGTACTTTGGTTCTTCTATACCCATAGCACGGAATCTAATATCTACAACACCAGATGGTGTTATGTATGGGATAGCAAGTCTACCTTTGTATGGCTCATGACCTGGAAGAGGTTCTTCTACCACTCCCAGATGAAAGATGTTTGCCTCTTCTACCGATAGACTTCGATTTGCTAGATAGTCCTTTGCTAGTTCTATCTTGCTGGCGTACCTCTGTGTCGCCTGAAGCAAGAACTGACGTTGCGAACTTGACAGCCTCACGATAACTCCCTCCTTCTTTATGCATAATTAATGAATAGGTATCACCTTTAACACCACAACCATGACATACGAATGCATTCTTATCATAGTTAACTGCTGCACTTGCATGACTATCGTCATGGAATGGACACTTCATTTTGCGCCAACCGCTGCCCATGACGGGCACGGTGGCGTTTATGTAATTGAGATACTCTTCAATGCTCGGCTTTTGCTGCATGTTTTCTAACCATTTGCATTGCACGATTGTATGACATTGCTGCAATTATGTGACCTTGTTGTTCTGCCGAACCTTTTTTATGCCAATTAGATATTCCAATTTTTTCATGCCATTCCATTTGTTCTTGCATCTCTTTAAGTATTTCATTTATCATTTGTATGTCCACCAATCAATGCTCGTTGTAGTAAATCTACATAGACATGTCCAGGCATAGTGCAATACCAATCGGCTGGGCTTCCCTTTCCCTTCCGCTTGTGCCACACTACACCTGTCCATGCTTTATCGTTAGCCATTTCGGTTAACAATTCTTCTGTCCATCCAGCCAAATCCATCTTGGCGTGGTTCTTTATTTCAATTGTGCATCCAGGTATACCTGAGATGTCACCCTTATCTAGTGTTGCGCCAGCCAATCGCCTATCAACATAGGGGAACCACTCTTTAAGGTAAGCAACTACATCTCGCTCTGCCCCTGCGCCTTTGGCTTTGGCTGCGCTACTCATTCTTTGTCTAACTCTACTCGTTCTACTTTCCAATTACCTGCTAGTGAACTTGTTGCACGCTCTTCTGCTTTTTCTAGGGTTGCTGCACGAACTACTTTTTCTCTGTGCTGCACCCATGTTATTTTATATTTAGGCATTGCTCTCCTTAGACTGTTAGTACTGTCTGATTATAGTCACGAGTTATATCTTCTAGATACATAGAGGCTGGGTCAAATGATAGTGATACGTATGTGTTGCCAGTAAAGTCTGCCCTGCCATAGCGATTCTTAACTGGGGCTACACATAGGTATGTATCTGGACCCTGCATCTGTTGTCCAACTGTTAATACCATTGCTGGTATCTGACTAACCATACCCTGTAATGCTGAACGTGGCTGACATGGATTGCCAAACGCACCTTCTTTTGTATGGTGAAGTACTAGTACGCAAGCATTGGTATCTCTTGCTAGGTACTTAAGTTCTTTCATTACTGCACGCATGGCAGCAAACTCTTCACCACCATCTGTTGCTACATCCATAAGATTATCTACTACTATAAGTGTAGGGCTTCTACCCCACATAGTTTCAAAGGCTGACACCTCATCATCTAAATCTTTAAGAGAAGGACTTGGTTCAAAGGACCAGTATAAATTATTGAACTCTCGTAGTAAATCTTCTGCTTGTGCTGGGTGAGTTTGCAGCATAAGTTCTGCTGCTGACTGAGTTATCTTTGCTTTCATTGCAAGCAAACGCATAGCCATAGTATGTGCATTAGTATCGGCAGAGAAATATAATGTTGGTTGTTTTAATCTTGCTGCGATATGTAATGCAATACTAGACTTGCCTGCGCCTGGAGTACCTGCAATGATGGTTACTTCTGCTCGTCGCAGAATGATTCCTTCACGCTGGAAAGCCTGAAAAGGTGGGGGCAATGGTTCGCCACCCACCTCTGGCTTGCCTATACTACGGCGTAATGTTTTCATTTATTCTTTTGTTTGGTCTGCTTGGAACGTATCATAACCAGGTTGTCCTGGCTTAATGTATTGTGTCATACATTTGTTAGGTGCACCTTGTGGTGCTGGACAGAAGTGTCCTTTGTATGGACCATACTTACCTGTTTTCCCAAGGATACGAGTCATCGTTCCATGAGGACAAGTGCGCGTGCCTGTGCCTGGTATACCTGATGGTGCTTGACTGATAACTGAACCGCCAAATGCATTAGCAATTGTACCTACTTCTGGTGCTTGTGGTACTGCTGTGTTGACTGGTCTAAGTACTGCTTCTAACTCTTGTACTGCTGATGCTAATGATGCAATTGTTAGTGCAACTACTTGGTCTAGTTCCTCTGCATTAGATGCACGGATAGTAACTAATGTTTTTGCTGGTGTCTGAGCAGTGATGCTGATTGGTGCTTCACTATGTGTCATACATTCTCCTTAATAGGTGTTACTAGGGATTTCTTTGTATCTCTAAAGGTCCTCACCTTCATTGCTAACTCTATACCTTTCCAACCTTGTTTGATGTCAACAAAATGTAGTTCACATTTACCACTACCTGCTGGTAGGTGGACAATGATTCCTTTATCTTGGTTCACATCTCCCCAAGTCGAACGGGTTGCCGTAGCGGGGTCATACGGCAAGCCGTGTGCATATACCGCTAACTGCATAGCAATCTTATTTGGGTAGGAAATACTACCAGTCTTTAGGTCAGATATAAACAACTCACCTTTGTATCTAACGATACGGTCAGGTGTGCCTGCTATCTTGTACTTATCTAGCACGCAGAACTGTTCGATGTTTACATTCTCAAAGTTATTAGTTGCATCTGCGTATGCATGCATGTCAGCAACATAGTCTTCAGGTATAACGCCAAGGTCTTCACCTCTATCTAACTTTTCTGTCAGGGTATGGAGTGCAGTTCCGATAGTAGCCTGTGCTGTAGCACCTGCTGCCTGCATTGCATCTTCTACTAACTTGTCCATCTCCAACTTGTTGTCCCGTGCTGCACTTGCAGCCAGTAATAAGTCAGGGCGCAGAGTTAATCCTGCTGCTGCCATACGCAACTTCCATGCCACTAATGCAGTGCCATCATCTAATGACCCTGCAACTGTAGTTGTTCGTGTATATGGTATTGCTTTCCCACCTTTCGGTGGGACTACTAGCGGTCTGCCGTATCTATCTCTGGGTATTTCTAATACTGCCATAGTTCTCCCTTGATTAGAACTAGCAGTAGGTAGGACAAGGAGAGAGCCAAAACCTACCCACTTCCAGTGTCCCCATCATAGCATAGTTGACGGACTATGCATTGATGTTATTGCCGCAGTATGGGCAAAGTTTCTTTTTCTTTTTGTATGGCTCATTAGGAATCGCCTCACTGTATTCTATGCTGTAGTAAATCTTACAGCCATTGCGTATACGATTACCTCTTAGTATAGCACCAGCCTTATGTAGCACTGACAACACGCCACTTGCCGTGCCGTGGTGTATACCTGCATGTTCGCTAAGTTCTTTCCATGTTATCCCGTTAACACGGGATTCTTTTAATAAGATTAACGCTTTTTGTTGATTGTTATATTCCTTGCCTGTTCGCAAGTTATATAGGGCACGGTCTTCACTAGTCTCTGTACCTGACCAGCCTGCCGTACCATTGTATGGCACATAGGTACTAGACATTAGTTGTCTTCTTCTATGTTGCTAACATCTGTAGACTCTATCTCTATATCAGCACCTGAACCTATATCTATTGAGATGTCTTCTTCGATACAATTAAGCGCATCATTTTCGTCTTCGGCTTCGTACTGAGTAACTCTTGCAGTGATAGTAACTGTTGCCGACCACTTACCACGGATTGGTTCTGCGTTGATTGAACGTAGCATCTCGTTGACTTCATCACGAGTGATTGTCGTCTCACTATCTGACCATTCACGCTCACTAAAGAAGTCTCGAACTTTATAGAGTGTGTCAATTGATTCCTTTCGGTATGATGCTAGTCGTTTAATGAATGAAGTAATCTCTACTTCATTGTATGTTACCACTTCATTTATTTCATTTGTAATTGTTATTGTATTCATGTTTCCCTCTCTCGTTGTGTAGTGCCCCGTGTGTGCAACTGGCGGGACAACCCAGCGGATTTGCCGAAAGGCTAAGGCATGCACCATCCACACTTATGTGGAAATCTATGCTGTTAGTATGGTGGCTAACGCTTTGTTCTTTATTGTATCATTACGTCCAGTAATTGTAGCAAGGGTACGATTGTTTTCGCCACCACTTGCATAGTAATCTGCATACTCAATGACTGCTTGCCATACACCGAAGGCTGTGCCTCTGATGTTCTCTTGTGTTGGTGACTTGTCGTAGATATTCCATGCCGTATCACGGGCAGCCCACGCTATAGTTTGTGAGCGTTGCTCACCACGTGTAAGGAATTGTGCTGGAGTATTCTCAATCATTGGTGGTAGTGCCCATACACTCTTGAAGATACGCATTGCTTTCTCTTTATCTACCTTACGTTTAAGTAGGTCTGATGCTGTCACTTCATAGTGTTCGATAGTATCATAGGTTAGAGTAGTGATAGCACGGATGTCAGATACTGATAGCATTGCATTAGTTGTGTGCTTCATGGTATACATGAGTGGCTTCTTAACTTTGTTAGTAAGTAACTTACCTATCTGATTAGCGCACCATATGCGCTCAATGATAGGGCGTATGATTACTGATGACGAGCCATCATGTGATGTCTTAGCCAATAGGTATGCTGCGTGTGGGTCACCTGCTACTGTTACACCAGTAGGTAGTTCCATAAGCATCCATACACTAGCACCTCCATTGTATTCACCTGCTGCACTGTATCGTGCATCACCTGAATCAACAAGCGCATCTAGTGCACCGAATACTTCCATGTTCTGAACAATCTTATACTTGTCGCCAACGACACCAATGATAGTGTTGTCATTGTCTTTACCTAACTTAAGTATGCCTTGTTTCTTTGGTACTTCATAGTAATCAGTAACTGTTTCTTGTTCACTGACTTGGTTATGTACGTAGCCCTGGATAGGGACTGACATTACTTCCCAGTCTAAGCCTGCTTGTTTGGCTACCTCTACTGCAGAGGTAGCGTCTACTGCTGTACCGCCACGCTTCCAAGCGTTGCGTCTGTTATCTATTAGTGCTTGTGTCATTGCTCTCCTTTACCATGATGCTTGATACTCGAAGGTTGCATCATCAACTGATTGGTCAATGATGGTTGTTAGTTTTTCTATTGTTTCTTTTATTTGCTCCCAATAAAATTCGTCCACTTGGTTAGTACCAAAGAAAAATCCTTCCGTAGGTGGAAGCATTTTCTCTGCGTAATCTGTTGTGTGTACATCTAATACTTTAACACATGTCTTACGCAAATTAGATAATTCTTCTTTTGTTAACTCAATAGGGGTGCAGTCATCTATAGCATTGGTTGTATTGATAATCCAACCGTGAATAGCATTAGCCTTACGCCAGTATGCTACTTCATGTACTTCTTTTTCGTATAGGTACATATCTAATCCCATTAGTTATCCTCTCCGAAGATACCTTCTGTTACTAGAGGGTGTATTTTTTTACGCATTGTAGCGAATGAACCTGGTGCCCAACCTGCGTGGAATACTCTATGTAATAGTTGTGCTAATGGATAATTTTCTTCAGCATTACTTAAGGCAATCGTTGCTGCTTGTTGATTTCCTAGTTCATAATGTATTACTGCTAGTAAACTAGCAGGTGCGTTGATATACATTGTATCTGCTGGTGCTTGTTCTAGTAACATACTAAGTGCTGACATATATACTGCTGGTTCATCAGGATTTAAGATACCTAATGTATAGTCGCGTACTTGTATGTCTGTTAGGTAGAACAGTAGTTGTGCTACTGTATCTGTATCTACATTCTCGCCTTCATTATGTGTATTGAAGAAGGCTTCAATCATCTCTGCTCCAGCACGCTGGATTGCTGTGTCTGTATTGTCTATTAATGTACCCAACTCTACGAGTCGGTCATTAACTGTCATCGTTATTGTCATTGCTCTCTCCTTTATTAGTTGTTAGTAGTAGTAGTTACTACGGTGAAACGCCCAAGC